AACTACAAGTCTAATTTTTTATTAGAAAACTACCATGAAGAAGATATGCAAAGATTGGAGGACTTTTATGAAAAACTATAGGGAGGAAAATGACAGACGCAATATTAATTAAGTTGGCTCAGTATCAAACTGAAACAAGAAATCAAAAGAAAGAATTAAAAACTTACAGTCAAAAGTTATTAGATAGAGAAGAAGAAATAAAAGAAATTAAAAAAGAATACGAAGAAAAAATAAAACTATTAAAAGATGAGATAGCTTTTAAAGATAAGATGATTAAATCATTAAATACAAAACCAAAAAAAAGAAAGGTAAAAAAGAATGAAGATTGATCCTATTGTAAAAGAAATATTGGAAGAACTTAAGTTTAATCCTTCAGAATGTTTATGGGAAAAACATGGTGCAACTTGTATGAAGCATAGATACATTGAGATTGCAGGACAAGAAAAAGGTGTAGTCATTGAAAGTTTAGATGAGGTAGAAAAGAACTCAGCAGAAGGTGTGGTTGCAATTAAATGTACTGCAAGTTTAGGTAAAGCAAAAGTAATTACTTATGGTGAAGCAACACCAAAAAATAATAAGAATGGTTATCCTTATGCAATGGCAGAGAAAAGAGCAATTGATAGAGCTATTTTAAAATTAATTGGTATTCATGGATTTGTTTATTCTGATGATGAAGTAGATGATAAGTTTGAAAATGTTGAAATAAAAAAAACAGAAACAAAAGAAAAACCAAAAAAAAAAATTGATGATCTTTATATTACAACAGCACTAGATAAAATTAAAAATAATAAAGATAAAAAAGATTCTGTAGTTTTAAGAAGTGAAATGGAAAATCTTAAAACTGAGATACATCAGTCTATGGGTTGGGATGCGTTCACCAAGACTGAAAAATTTAAAACATTTAACGCATTAAAAAATCAAATACTAAAACAAAAAAGGAGTTAAACTATGGCATTTGAATTAAAAGAAGGTGAAGGTTATCTAAACAGAGATAATGAAAACCCAGAAAAGTTTTGGGGTTCATTCAAACTTAGTAAGGATATGAGAAAGGGTGATACTTTAAATCTTACTGAATGGATTAACACCAAAGATGATGGAAAAGTTGTTCATAAATTACAAGAGAGAAAACCAAAAGCAATGTAGCTTGTAATAAATGGGGTGGTCGTTTTTTTTAGCTCCCTTGCTGTTAGTTAACTACCACCCCTTTTACTTATGGACTTAATAATATTAAATGATGGATTGTATAGTTTAGTGCCTGTAACAAAACAAATGTTAGAAGATATAAAAATTATTGGTGGTGTAGATTGTTTTGATCTTTGCGACATACTACGTTTAAAACTTACTACATACCATGAAGGATGGAATTCACACATTATGAATGATGGCACTGGTTATTTTTATGGATGTATTTGTAAATAAATTTAAAAGGAGAATGTATGTCAGATGACAATGTAAAATGGATAGATATAGGTGAAAAGATGGTCAAGCAAATGCTTGAGAAAAAACAAAAAGAATATGGTAGCTTTGATAACAACTCATATATTATTGCAAACTTTATTCAATCAGTATTAGAAATAGTAAATGGATATAAAATCAAAGTTCCAATTACATTAATACCACAACTAATGATTGTATTAAAACTAACAAGAACTATTGATGATGGTAGCAAACAAGATATATACAAAGAAGATACTCACAAAGATATAGCAGGATATAATAATTTATTAAAAGATATGCTTCAAAATATAAAGAACAAGGAGGACTAATGAGCAAAGTATTTTACAGTCCTAGAATAAAAGAAGTAATAGATTTTATGTCTGTTTATTATGAGGAACACCAATGTTTTCCAAAATTAGATGAGATAGGAAAAGCACTTAATTTAACTAAACAAAGGGTAGGTATTTTATTAAAAAATGCTGAGAAATTAAAGTTAATAAAATCAGACAATGTTTTTATGAGAAAGTATATGTTGACGAAACATATAAAAAACAGTAAATTAAAAGTCAATAATTACTATGAGTTGTAAAAAAATATTTTACTATGAAATAACAGCAACTCTTGAGGAGGAATTTGATTCTGTTGAGAAGGCAGCAGATCAAAGAGATGCTTCAGACAAGGCAGTTGTCAAAGAGATAACAAGCAAAAGTCTTCAGCATTCTATAATAAAAAAGGAGGATAGGAATGAACCTAACCAATGAACTTCCTAGATTGTATGGGAAGCTACAAAAGTGTCATAACAATATTATGGCTACGATTGATGGCAGACTGTGTACTAAAACAATCAAGGATTATGTTGAGTACAAACAATTAGTAAGAAGAATTGTTGATGCTCAGAATAAAGAAGCAAAAGTTATTTACCAAAAGTAAATAATTTTAAATTAAGAAAGTGAAAAGAAAGGAAGGCTATCTATGTCGCCAAATAAAGAACAAAGAGATAAAGAAATAAGATTTAATAAACATTGTGGAATAAGACTGAGAAACCTCAGATGTAAGAATGGTTATACACAAACTGATCTTGCAAATGTTTTGGGTTATTCTTTCCAACAAGTTCAGAAGTATGAGAAAGGACACAATGGAATGTCAGGATTTGTTGTGGGTGTGTTAACAAATTTCTTAAAAGTAAATATAAATTATTTTTCTGAAGGTTTTAACTTTGATAACTACACAAGCAACTTAAAATATGAAGATCGTTTCCCTGAGATACATAGATGTAATCAAGTAAGAAATGAAAAGTTATATCCTAACCCAAGTTCCTATGAAATATCTGATTCTTATGTCAAGCAAGAATTAATAACAATGGCTGATGCTATTGCTTCAGATAAGTAAATGAGTTTGTTGAGCCAGTCAGGAAAAAAATATGATTGGCTCAATGACAAAACAGTTAGAGATGAAGATCAAGATAAACTAAATCAATTAGCAAATCTGTATAACAAAACTAAGGAAAAGAAGTATAAAGAACAATGGTATGAATTGGTTAAAAAAATTGTTCGGCATATCCCCTCTTAAAATATTTAAAAAATTTTTCAACTAAAAACATAGATAAATTAACTATTGACAAATGATTTACAATATGTTATAATACATTTTAATAACTAACAAGGAAAGGTTAAAATGAGTAAAAAAACTATCACATTAAAGTTATCAAAAAGACAAGTTCAAGCTGTAATTTCTGCTGCTGGAACTTGGTTAGGAGAAATTGATGAATATAAATCTAAACATAATGGAAGATGTAATACATTTTGGATGATTATGTATGATGATTTAAAATCAGGAATTAAAAAAGCTGAAACTCAATATAATAAATTAATATCAAAAAAATAAATTTAAAATTAAAGGCGATCAGAAATGGTCGCCTTTTTTTCATCATCTTCTTTCATACATTGATAATGAGCTTTACCTTGACTTTCAGGATAAAAAGCAACAAAGCTATCTTGGTTTGTCATCTCCTCACCACAGTATCTACACCTACCAATATCAATAATAAT